GTTCGGCATGTCCGTATCCACCACACTTCTCAAGATCCTCATAAATTTCAACAGTCATAACCCAGTCCATCAGACGGAGTTGTTTCTGCCAGTACTTAACGTACTCCTCTACTTGCTCTTTCATTGACGGAGCCGGAGTATACATTACTCTATATCCTTCTGTAGGATTTGGATTTCTTTCTCAACTTCAATCAACTTGTCTAGAACATGCCTAGCCTTCGTTAGATCGTTTACTCCATCCTTGTCACGGTATCTAGCTAAGTACTTGAATACACAGCCCCTAAGAAACCCGCTGAACTGCTCTGGGGTCATCCAGTCTTGCATGGCATCCCAAGGTTGGATCTTATGCTTAGAGTAATGGTCCCCACCGACCTGAACATCGTTTGCCCCCATTAGATAGACCTTTCTTCACCAGATCCAAAAGGATCTCTACTTCTTTGCCAAGGCTCCCAAGTACTCACGTCATCCACGTTGTATGGAGGATGTGCAGGTACAAGCTCTACTTCCTCTGTGTCATCCTCAACACCAGTAAAGATATCGTACCACAACTGAGCAGAGGTCACTTCGTAGCAAACCACGTCATCTTCATCTAAGAATTCGACGTAGGCATACCCCAGAAGAATAGCCTCCTCTATACCATCTGCGAGTACCTTTAGTGTTTCGTCCTGTCTCTCCGACCCGTGCTTCTGGATCGTAACCTGAAATACTCTACTGAACGTGGGGATGGACATACGTCTCCTGTAGCTGCTTCTTGATTCTTGACTTCAAGTCTTCCAGATGAATAGGTGTATAGTCATCTAGAACTTCAATACTGATGTTAAAGTACTTAGGCCCGTACTGGCCCGGAGTTATGTTATTGTGAACATGCCCGAATACGTTAGCATCTGCTCTTCCCAGCGACATTGGATGGACAGGGATATGAGACAGCAACATCCAATCTAGCATTCTACTTGCGTACATACGCTTGAAGTACGGTCTGTAGACATGAACCTCAGGTACATCATGATTTCCTAGGATAAGTGTTTTGTTTCCATTCAGCCTCTCCATGATCTTTATATTGTGGTTGACTGGGTGCATTGCCACATCCCCTAGATGATAAACCTTGTCGTCCGGTTTTACAACAGAGTTCCACTTCTCTACGATGTACTCATCCATGTGCTTTGCATTCTCAAACACACGAAGGGGTTTACCATCGTAGCCTTTAAAGACCATCATGTTGTCATGGCCAAAATGTGTGTCACTTACTAACCAGCAGTCCGTCATTAGTCCCTTTCCGTGTGGAAGACTACGGAGATCAAACCTTCCTCCTCATCCCATACATAACCTTCTGCGCTACGCTTGTTACCTACGAACCCATTCTGTGAGTGCCAGTCGTCCGCAGGACATAGAGCAGGCAGTACTCTTACTCTAACACCGTGCTGCTCATCCAGCTTTGTCATGTGAGTATGCCCAGTATGGCACTCCCTATGATAAGTCTTTCCAAACATTTCAGGCTCTTCCGTTGCCATCAGCAAAGGATAGTCAGACTTCTTACCCTTGTCACCGTGTGTCCACATCAACATCACCTTGCCGAAGCTATGGTACTTTCTAGCTCTAGGGCGGTTATCAACAGTGACCTTCGGATCGTTAGTGAAGTACATCTCCACACTGTCACCTAGGTGCCATGCTGACAATCTATCGTGGTTTCCGTATACAGGAATAACCTTAACCGGAGCTATAAGCTTAAGCTTATTGATAGTTGTGATTATCATGGTCCTAACAGCAGCAAATGTCTTGTGGTATCTGGCATCCGTACTTACATAAGTTCCAGCCGTAGTGCGCCCCTCAATATCATCAGAGTTCAGCATATCATTCCCTATGATGAACAGTATCTGATCAAACTTATAACTAGACACTCTCTCTAGAATAGTTTCTAGAGCGTTATGGAACACAGCTTCCGCTATCTTCACATCGTAATTAGGACCAGCAGTCTCTACACCCCATGCTAGTTTTCCAGCATGGAGATCGGGTATGTTAATCTCTAGAACCTTGCCAGTTGACTTTCTCGGCTTATCCTTGAGAATGTCTTTGGGCCACGGATAGGTCCCAGCCAACTCCTTAAGACTTTCGATCTCCTTCTTTACTGCGTCGAGTTCCTTACGTCTGCTAAGGAAAGCCTTGACTTGAAACAGTGGCTTAACTTCTAGGCTATCCCCGTTCTTTGCACCAACTTCCCACTTGTTGCAGATGAATCGATCTACAGACCAAACAGCTAGGTCAACCTCACAATGCTCAAGGAGTTGATCAAGTGTATGAATCCGCGTCTTAGGCAGAGAGATAGTCCACTCGTCTCCTGTAATCTTATGTGTCTCAGTTGGCTCTTTGGCCTTATTTAGAATGTCTTCAGTCTTCATAATAATCCTTAATTGAGAAAAATACAGCAGCATACACTCCCGAGAGGCTGATAAGGACTAACAGAAGTCCGGCTATCTTCATGAAAAGAAATGGGAACATAACAACAAAGAATATAAAGAGAACTACCCCAAAAAACGTCCCTATTGTTCTTAAATGTATCTGCTTATTTGTCATCAGTTTACCTTGTTATTGAACTCAGACACGGCTAGGATATTACCGAAGTAGTTCCTGCCATCGTACTTGATTCTGTTAGGTGCGAGGAGTCTGGATGACTTTATCGTGGACTCAGGTATACCGAACTTATCTGCCAACTCCTGAACTGTAAACAGTTCGTCAGGATCGGACTTTTCTAGAAACTGTTGAATGTCTAGTGTACTATGGCTGGATGTAAGTATATCAGTAATCTTCACGATCTGCCTCATCGATTGGTTCACATTCCACTATGTGAGCAATAAGATCATCGGGCAGATACGCCAAAGCTTCCTGCACCTGTTGCTCAATGTCTTCTCCGTCGCTTTCGCTTAGGTCCTCTAATTCTACGATTATTTTATAGACCTGTCTCATTCGAATCCATTTCTCCCATTTTTCATCTTCTGTAGATAACTTAAAATATACACTGCCGAGTTCTGCATTAGCACTGGGTTATCATTAAACTTCTTCAACGATGTATTACATTTCCAACAAAGTATACCACGAACACTAAGTTTTTTCAAGCACTTTCTAATCCTAGATATAGCTACGGACTTTAGTGCTGCTGTCGTAAAATATTGTGTTCCGTCTCCGGCCCAAGCCGACCACCCACCTACAGGACTTTTCTTTGAGTACACCTTCTGTCTCTCAACTGCGTGGTCGTGATCTACGTGCAGCGCTTTCCCGGTAGGAGGCTTCCCACAAATCTTGCAGCCTCCTCCCTGTTTCTTTAGCTGTTCGTCATACTCCGCTTCGGTAATCTCGAATTTCTTCTGGAGATACTTATCCCGCTGCGTTAACGTACTCTTCTGTCTCTTCATTCTCTTCCCTTAGTGACGGATACCGGGCTACAATTTCTATAAAGTGTTCGTGACATTTAGGACAAGTATCCGTTTCGAAACCTTCCCAAGACAGAAGGCAGTAGTGGCATCTGACCAATGTTACTTTCCCTTCCATACAACCTCCTAACCAACGTTTTTCTCAAACCAGTCTCTGCCAAGAACGCCATAAGTCTTATTAAAGATCTCCCAGCGCTCTTCCTTTGGAGTTGGCTTTAGTTGGAAAGTAAGTCCTCTGTCTGTTAGGCTACAGAAAAGAACCGACAAGAACACGATAGGACCTGCTACCAAACTCAGCAGCGCGAACGTGGTAGCAACATCTGTATTCTTCATGTATGGAAACATTCTGGTAAACGACCCTAGAGTTAGTCCCCAGTTAATTACAGCGAATCCGATATTCATCAGCAACAGCAATGCAATAATCATTCTTCTCCTTTATCCCGGAACCGACTGTTCTCAGGCTTAGCTAACTTCCATAACTGCTCAGTGTATTGTACCATTTTTCCGTCATACAATGTGAACAAAAGTGACGGGTTATTCCGCTTGGTAGCGTACATTGCAAAAGCCTTGCGTCTATCTTTCTCCGAAGCTTCCAGATCGTGGAGAATGTTGGTTAGTTCTATACACTCCCGGAAGTCCCTTTTGGACTGCCTTTCAGTATCCACTTTGTCTAAAGCTATACTCACAGCTATTGTAGTAGCCCAGTTGATGAGCTTAGGATCTGCGCCTATTAAGATCTGACTCATGTCCTTTTCTACAAGCTCTTCGTTCTTAACCATCTCCCAGATTACTTCAGCAGTGGTCTGGAAGTACATACGGTGCAACAACTTGTAGGTTTCAAACTTCAGCTTGACTCTAAATGCAGGCCCAATACTGTTATACCACACAGCAACATAGCCTTCTTCATTGTCTAGGTTCCGGGCCTGAAGTTTCTCAAGATCCTCATACTCCAGTTCTCTCGCCACCTTGTGGCCCTTTATCCATCTTAGCTGAGAGTCTGGAGCATACTCAGAGCCATCCTCTGTTTTGACGTATCCCAAGAATACTAAACCTTCAAAGTCATAGTCAACTACTTTCTTATCTTCTCTGATGATTACTTCGAAGATATAGTTGAACCCACGGGAGAACCAATCAGGACCCATTCCTACAAGATGATCATCTACCCACTTCTGCGCCCAGATAGCCTGCTCTGACTCAAAACTACCACGAGTACAAACTACGCACTCCCCTTTGTAGAAGAACAGATTAAGGAAGCTGCCATCTACCTTCTCGAAGATTCTAGGAATACCAGTAGGAAGAACTCCTGTGTGGCCCTCGTCTCCGTAGTTCCAGAACTTCTTGAAGGGTACAGCAACTACGTCGATAGTCTCTCTATCGTAAACCAAGCCA